ACTAATATTGCAACAACTCCAGTAACGGGAACTTTCTCTAATGGAGTACCTAGTGGTATCGACAATAACCACGCAAATGTCAGAAATGCAGGAAAAGTCCCTGCTGCTGGCGACACTTCTTCAAATGCTTTAGGTGAAGGAAATCCTATTGTCACATTATCCTCGGGTGTAGGTAATACCTTCGCTGTAGGGCCGGGAACTTGGAACCAACAATCACAGTTTCAAAATATTGTTAGGGTCACAAATACAATTGCTGGAATTTCTAACACCGCTCTTGTTGCTGGAGGAAGCGATTCTGCAAATGATGCGAATACTCCTTTGCAGGCTGCAACAATGAAGGTCAGACTTTATAAGACAGCTATTCGTGCAGGCAACTGGAATGAATATAGCGGCTCATGGAGCTCTACTCCTTCTGTTGTTGAATCTGGTGGTTATGATATTGCCGGTTCACGAGATAATACTTCAACGCTCAAAGCTAGTGGCGTTGATCATGCAGCTAATCCGACTTCAACTGAACCGGGTGAACTGCAGTATGATCTTGGCGGCGTACCAGTTCAGACTGGATACCAACCTAAGTATTTATGGTAGTTTAGAATTAGGGGGAGAGGAAACTCTCCCTCTATATTTTACTGGAGAAAACAATGAGATTCTTATTTTCGTTTCTACCTCCGCTGCTGGTAGCTTCGCAAGACATGATGAACTTCGAGTGGGGAACTGTTTCTGCAACAGGGCTCCTTGGCTGGTATTTATGGTATACGACAAAGGTTGTATTTCCAAATCATCAGAAACAAGTTTCAGAAATGCAAGACAGTTTCACATCTCAATTTAACTTGCAGAGAGAACATTACGAGAATGTAATTGAAGATGTTCAAACAAGACAAGACAAGAGACATGAACAAATTGTACAAACTCTTGAAAAAATAAACGATTCTTTAGACAAAGATTAAGTATATAAAGTATAATTACATATAACAACTTTTTACATAAGGAGATTATATATGGTAGAGAAGTTGAAAGGAATGGTTAAGTCTCGCAGATTCTGGACAGCAGTTGGTTCTGTTGTAGTTATTTGCCTCAATGAAACATTGGGCATTCCAGAAGAAACAGCTAATACTATTGTGGCTGTTGCAGTCGCATGGATCATTGGCGATTCTGTAAGACCTACAGAGTAAAATAAAACGGATTTTATTACATAAAAGGGGACATTCTTTGTCCTCTTTTTTGTTTTATGGAGTTTAATAGGTATACCTTATTCTTTATGGAGAAAAACATGAAATATTTATTAACTTTACTAACACTTATAATGGGAATTACTGTAGCAAATGCAGAGCCCCCGCAAAGAAAAGTAGTTAAACCGCCTAATAGACCCGAAGTTGTTCGTAGTCAACCAAGGCAATTTACTAGACCTACACCTCAAAGACCACAAGCGCCAAATACAGCTAAGCCTGTACCAGAAGCAAAACCGCTACCAAAAGGATTCGGTGTTCCTATTCAGCGTCCTCAAGGTTTTGGTAAGCAAGATTGGCAAAGACCTCAAACTAAACCCAAAGTGCAACAGACAAGAGTTCAACCAAAACACAGTTTTGGCTTTTACAACTACTATAGGCCTGTAAACCCACGATATTACAGAGTCCCCTCTTATTATCCTCCGGTTATTGTTCAGCCTCCTGTAGTAATACAGCCAATGCCAATTTATCCCGGACCATTTCATGGCTTCTTTTTTCAGTTTAGATTTTAAGGAATAAAAATGTTTTCAGGATTTGACAAATATGTAGCACAAGAAAAAGCAAATAAAAAATGCAAGATGTGCCATGGAAGAGGGTATGTAAAAATAAAATACCCAAAGTACAATGCCGCAGTTTTAGACTATTGTGGATGTGTTCAGAAAAAATTAAATAATCAACAGTAGTCAACTTTAATGCGGTGTATAATTATGATAACGGTCGGACATAAAAGAGCGATTAAAAATAATATTCGCTAAAGCGACACATTACCGACCAGATACCAAGACCCTTTTCGTGGTTTGGACCTTACTTATTTTTTTTCACAGCAAATCAAAAAGGGTTTTACAAAAAGTGTCGCTATTAAAAATTACAAGCTCGTCTTTAAAAAGGCGAGCTTTTTTCTACGAATACAGATACGGTTAAGTCTAAATTAACGATTACAAGGTAAAATTAAGTATCTCAAATAAAAAACATCTATGAGGACTATTATAGATAATGAAAAAAGTAAAGAAGCGTAATGGAAGATTAGAAGACCTTAACCTTGATAAGATAAACCTTTGTGCCGAGATGGCATGTGAAGAATTGGATAATGTCTCCGTTAGTGAAATTGTTCTAGACGCAAGTCTCCAGTTATATGACAAAATCCCAACAAAGGAAATAGATAAAGCTTTGATTATGTCGGCTCGTTCAAAGATTGAAAAAGAGCCCAATTATGCTTACGTTTCAGCAAGACTTCTTTTACATAATCTTTATAAAGAAGTTTTCGGAGAAGGGTTTACTACAGAAGACTTTGAAGAAAAATACAAGAAGCATTTCATTGGCAATATCAAAAAACTCGTAAGACAACAACGACTAAGCAAAGATCTTCTATCTTATGATCTTGAGAAACTAGCAGATGCGCTCGCACCAGAAAGGGATGACCTATTCAAATATCTGGGAATCCAAACTCTTTACGACCGCTACTTTATTCATCTAAAAGGTCGTCGTATGGAAAGCCCTCAATCTTTCTATATGCGCGTTGCAATGGGCCTTTGTCTCAATGAAGAAAACAAAGAGCAAAAAGCTATTGAGATATATAACATGATGTCTGAATTTAGATATTCACCATCAACTCCGACGCTATTCAATAGTGGAACCAAAAGATCACAGCTTTCATCTTGCTACTTAAGTACAGTGCATGATTCTATTGATGGTATTTTTGGAACTATTCATGGTCAAGCAAGACTCTCAAAGTATGCTGGAGGACTGGGGATTGACTGGTCTTACATTAGAGCTACTGGTTCTTACATCCAAGGAACAAATGGTAACTCTTCCGGCCTAGTCCCGTGGCTTAAGATTTTCAATGACACATTAGTTGCTGTAAATCAGGGCGGCAAAAGAAAAGGTGCTGGCTGTGCATATCTTGAAGTCTGGCATTTGGACGTAGAAGACTTCTTGGAACTTCGCAAGAATACCGGTGATGATCGTCGTCGCTGTCACGACATGAATACAGCTCTATGGATCTGTGATGAGTTTATGTTTGCAGTAAAAGAAGAAAGAGATTGGTATTTGTTTGACCCTCATGAGTGTCCTGATCTGCATGATCTATACGGACAAGAGTTCAGCAGAGCATATGCGAAGTATTGTGAGATGGCAGAAAATGGGGAGCTCGAAAACTTTGTCAAGATACCAGCAAAAGACCTATGGAAAAAATGTTTGAAGGCATTGTTTGAAACAGGACATCCTTGGATCACATTTAAAGATCCATCTAACATCAGGTACAGCAATAAACATGCAGGAGTTGTTCATTCGTCAAATCTTTGCACGGAAATATTGCTACATACAAAACCAAGTGTTTATAATGAAGGTGAGCTTACAGAGATTGGCGAAACTGCCGTATGTAATCTTGCAAGTATTAATTTAGCAAATCATGTCAAGGTTAGAACTATTGACTGGAAAAAACTGCAGAAGACAGTAGAAGTTGCAGTTAGAGGTCTTGACAATGTTATTGACTTGAACTTCTATCCTACAGAAGAAGCAAGAAACTCCAACCTAAAGAATAGACCTGTCGGCCTTGGGGTCATGGGAACTCATGATGTACTTCACAAACTTAACATCAACTATGATAGTCAAGAGGCTATTGATTTGTGCGGCAAGATTCAGGAATTCATCTCATTAAACGCGATTAAAACATCTGCTTTGCTAGCAAAAGAAAAAGGTAGTTACCCCACTTTCGGTGGTTCTGAATGGGACAAGGGCAACTTCCCTATTGATACCTATTGTGAGCTAAAAAATGAAAGAGTTAAAACTCCTTGTGTATTAGAGGACTATACTCTTTATGAAACATTAGATGAGTGGAGCTCAGTAAGAGACTTAGTATCTCAATATGGTATGAGAAATAGCAATGTTATGGCTATTGCACCTACAGCTACGATCTCATACATTCAAGGTTGTTCACAGTCTATCGAACCAGACTATTCAGCGCTTTATGTGTACTCGACTTTAAGCGGTGAGTTTACAATGGTCAATGAGCACTTTGTAACACTTGCCAAGAAGAAAGGTATTTGGTCACAGGAACTGATTGATGCCTTGAAGAGTGTTGATGGAGATGTTACTGCGCTTGTAGACCTTTCAGACGACCTCAAAGAAGAGTTTAAAAATGCATTTGATGTGAGCTATGAAACTTTAATAAAAGCTGCTGCTGCACGTCAAAGGTGGATAGACATGGGCCAATCCCTGAACCTGTACAATAAACATGAAAGTCTCAAGTATCTTAATGATATGTATATGCTTGCTTGGGAAGAGTGTTTGAAAACAACATATTATTTGAGGAGCAAGGCCGCTACAAGACTAGAAAAATCTACAGTATCCGAGCCACAAAATAAAGAAGAATCTGGTATAATTAATGAGGCGAAGGCCTGTTCCATATTAGATCCGGGCTGTGAGAGTTGTCAATGAGATTTGTAGAGTTTAGACAATCTAATACGTCTCCTCTGAAGTATAGGCTTGAGCTTAATCTTCAAGAGACCGAAAAAGTAAAAGACTTATTAGAAATGATAATCAAGAGACTAAAAGAAGATGAAAAAAAATAAAGAAATTATATCAGATAAGGTTTCGGTAGTTAACCAAATTTTGCCACATACTAATAAATGGGCTTGGGACTTGTTTATAGATGGAGCGGCAAACAACTGGATGCCTACAGAGGTTTCAATGGCTAAAGATATAGAGCAGTGGAAGTCTAAACTACTATCCGAAGACGAGAAGCTAGT